ATAAACTCTATTTTTCATTTCCTTTGTATATTCTTCAATATCTGTCAAGTCATTAACATAGACAGTTCCGACAGCATCAAAGTATTGGACATATGGAGGCAAGGAGAACTGACGGGAAATAAGTTCGGCTTTATAGTGTAATTCCTGATTAAGCAACTGAATATTTCTTAACCAAGTTTCCGTATTTGGACCAGGTTTACTTTGTTGACAATTATAGAAACCTTCGAAAGAATATACAAATTTCATATAGTCAATTAGATGGTTCAAATAATCATTGCCATACAATGAGAAATCATTATAGTCATCAGAACTTGTAAGAACATTTCTAACATCCCAGTTACCATTGTTCTTTAGATATAAATGACCCATTAAACAATAAATAACATTATTCTGAAGTAATGTATGGAATGCTTTTCCATTATCTTCAATTTCATCTTGGCCAAAAACTAATGCATTTTGAACCTTTATAGGTGATGTTAATGCTCTGAAGTAAGAAACATAGTCATCGTGAGTAATAAGTTTACCACGAGAAGAGAAATACATAGGCGCATTAATCTTTATACTTTCTTGAGGTTCAAAATCATCGCCGCCATAAATGTCAGAATTAATTATAAATTGGACATTATTGGTTACATCAACTACGCTACCTCTGGAGCTAACGTAAATTTTATTATTGTGTGTCATGATAGAACCAGTGACACCAATTATATTAGCTTGTTTACCCTTGGTTGCGATATATTTTACATAAAGATTGTCACTAGCAGTTTTTAGACCACAGTCACAAATAAAACGTTCAGAACTAAATGTAATGCGAACTGTTTTATCAGAATTGGTATCGATTAAACAAACCTTTAATGGTACATCTGGTGCTGCACCATCAAGTCTAACAACATCTTCATTTAAGAAAATTGACTGGTCTTCAATAGCATATAAATGGTCTTCATCTTCAAGTGCTTCAGTTTCATTTTTACCAATGCCGACTTTGCACCAACTATATTCTTTTTGATATGCACCATTTCTAAAACTGAACGGGTCACGCTTACTATACCAGTTAGAAAATTCAAGGTCGTTGATATCATAGAACTGACAAGTTTCATTCAAGTTGGTAGTATTTGCACTTCCTAAGAATTCTACAACTTTTTCTTCACCTTGGAAACATTTAATAGGCATTGTATTTTGTGTACTATACACAGAAACACCTTGTAAAGGCAAATATTCATGTTCTGTAGAAGGAACAGAGAAATATAAGTCTTTAGTCCAATCAGATGACTTACCAGCTCTAATGTCATCTTCTGTAAGAACATAACTATAGCCACTATCAAGAATATACTTGTTTCCATTAAATGTCAGCTTCATATCTTTTTGGCTGAACATTATTTCATCGCCGCCCTTAAGAACACTTGGAAGCGGTCCTTTTAGTCTAATTATTAATTCGCAACGAGCAGGAATAGCACGTCTAGGATTATAACCAAGATTTTTACCATGTTTAATAACACTGGAATCAAGTCTAGCAGTTTCAATAAATGCTTCTTCAGCTGTTCTTTGAATATAGAAGTTAGTCATTTCAGTAACAGCTGCAATCATTTCCATGAACATACCATAGATTGCCGAAGAACCGATATTCTTGAATCTTGGATCAGCTGCAAGTCTATCTTTAAATGATTTTAATATCTGCTCGTAAGTTATGTTTGTATAATTCATTATTTAGACCTTATTGTTAATATATTTATACTTTCAGATACCGCATAAATACAAAAGAATAAGGTTAAATGTTATAAATATAGAAAAACAAAGTTACGGCTTAATTTATGAATCTACAATTTTGGAATCCATTTTCTTCTGAATTTTTAAAGACTGCGCCTGATCATGCACAGCAACGTTCAATAGTAGCTGCTAGAAATTCGTTCGGTATTGGTGAAGATCCGGTAAACTGGAATGAACTGGTTACTGGTTATTCAAATAATGGTATTACTGATCCTGCAATGGATTATAACCAGAACAATATTATCTTTGAGACTTTATTTACAAATAAATGGTCAAAAATTTCATGGTATCGTAATATGTCCCTTTACCCGCTCGTGGCTAAGGGACTTAATATGATGGCAGATGAGGCAGTTTGTCCAGATGCCGCTGGTAATGTTGCAAAGTTCGATATTGAAGATGCTTGGAAATCAAAATTTACCGCTGCTGAATTTGATACTTTAAAGACAGAATTTGATTATCTTATTAACTGTGTTATTGGTAAGGAAAAAATTTGGGAATATTATTATAAGTGGCTTGTAGATTCTGAACTTTATTGGGAAATCTGCTTGAATGATGCAGGTAATAAGGTTGTCGGAATTAATACATTGGCACCTTATGCAATGTTGGTTGTATATGATAAGTATTCTGAAAATATTAATGGTTTCATTCAGAATACTAATTATCTGACTCAGCAGAGAGATAAGGTTGAAGAAGTCAAAAAATTCTTGCCTAGCCAGATTGCTTATGTTCGTTATCCTTTAACTTGGACAAATAGAAACGACGTTAGAGGTCACTTGGAACGTTCTATTAGACCTTTGAACCAGTTAAGAAATATTGAAGATGCTTTGACAGTCTATAGAATTACTCGTGCTACTGAACACCGTGTATTTAACATTTACACTGGTCGTATGCCTCCTGATAAGGCTGCAGCTAAGGTTCAGGAAATGATTAATAAGTATAGAAAGAACCTTACAATCGATAATGCTACTGGTATGATTAACGCAGTTAAGAATACTCAGGCTATGACTGAAGAATTCTTCTTCAGTAAAGATGACTCTGGTAACGGCTCTACTGTTGAATCTTTTGCTTCTGGTGCTACATTTGACGGTCAGTTACAGGACGTTTGGATGCTCCAGAAGATGGTTATGGACGGTATGTTCATTCCTCAGGCTAGATGGAAATCTGATGAAACTGGCGGTAACAATTATAATCAGGGTGTTGAAGCCGCAAATATGGAAGAAGTCGCATTCCAGAGAGTAAACCGTAGATTGCGTAGACGTTTTGCCGATATTATCAGACAGGTTTTCCTTGTTCACTTGAGAGTTAGCGGTTATAAGGAAAAGTTCCTTGATAGTGCCTTATATAATATTGACTTGAATCCGGCAACTGACTTCGAACGTATGAGAGATTTGAACCTTGCTGAAAAACGCGGTTCTGTTATCGGTACATTGTCTCAGTTCTTACCGACTGCTACCAATATTAAGCCTGGTGCTGAAGAACTTGCTCCGTTATTCTCTAAGCAGTTCTTCATGGAAAGAATTCTCGGTATGTCTACTCAGGATATCTTGTTGAATAATAAGATGCTTGAAAGTGAAATCAAGCAGATGAGAGAAGAAAGCGAGGCTAATGCAAATGAAGGCGGCGAAGAGCCAGAGGCTGGAGCTGACCTAGGATTCTAGTTAAACTTTATAAAAAATAAAAACCGGTTGAAAAACCGGTTTTTTATTAATATTGTATATCTTATTAGGTATAGATAACTTCGAAGTTAGAGTAGCTGAAGGTAGCTTCACGTGTAACCTTAGCGTCGCCGTTGTGGTCAAGCTGGAAACCGTTAATAGATTTCGGCCATACACGATAAAGACGCCATTTAATCGGAAGAGGTGTTTTAAGAGTAGAATTATAAATGATAAGTTCTACTGTGCAGCAATATGCAGAAGCATAGTTTGCAATAGCACCACCTGTGATATTGTTCGAAGAACCACCGATATCTTCATTAAAGCCTTGGTTCATAAGGAGGTTAGACCACTTATGAAGCGCAATGGAAATAGAGTTATCCTGGAATTCGTCCCAAGTTACAGTAAAATCACCAGTAATGGTAGCTTTACCAGGATAGAGAAGCTTAGTTCCCATATAGTTAGTTTCGAGTTCGTTAAATGATTTCTGCGGAATTGAAGCACTTCTAGCCTTAATCATGAAGTCATCTTTGTCAAGAATAGGTGCTAAAGCAGAATCACTTTCGTATTCGAAGCGAACATCGAACAAGAATTGCTTCATAATGTCAACGTTATTAGCAAGCTCGCCCCAAACACTTTTGCTAGTATCAAATTTCTTTCCAGCCATTATAAATTCTCCTAAATTTTATATTTCTTTATTATTTATATAATAGTTGGGCTAAATATGAAAAATTTAGAAATTTCTTCATAAATAATTATATACCAAATTGTGAAAAATTGTGAATTGTTGGTTATTAATGTTTAATAAGAGGAAAATTTATGGCTAAATATAGCGTTCCAGGTATTAGAACACAGGAAATTGACAATAGCATCCAGACTGAAGCCGCTCCAGGTTTGGGTATTGGTGCTATTGTGCTAAAGTCAAATAAGGGTCCGGTTAACCAAAGAATCGTAACCCATGACTATAATGAATTCAAGGAAATCTTTGGCGCACCAGAAACATTGACCGACTATGGTCACTTTGCTGCTGAAAATTACTTTGCTAATTCAACTCAGCTTTATGCAGTTCGTGCTACTATGGGTGACGAACAATATGCACAGATTCAGTTTACATATGATGATGCACCAGTAACTGCACAAAATAGATCAGATTCTATCGCAAAAATCGAATATACTGATAATCAGGGTATAAACAATCTTTGCTTACTTCAGTCTTTGAAGGAAAATGGCTATGATGGCCTTA